AGTGTTTTAAGCAAGTCAATAAATGCAGCGTCATTGGGTGCTTGTGCCCCAATTGGCTGTGTGACAAAGATCAGTGCATAGGTAATGCCAACGGTAACAACCAAAAACACCGCAGCTAGTGTTGCCCCAATAATCAGGATTAGTTGTGCGTGTATTTCCTCTGGTGATTTGCGACGTGCTGGCTTATCACGGGTCAATGCCAAGTAGGTCGTCAGTGCATGTTCCAGTTGGGAGGCATTGCGGTTTCTGACACTCCGCTTTTGACCAGTTGTCGAATTCTTGACACTCATAGCGCGTCCAGCCTTGATACCCGCAAGCGGACAGGATTAGTGCAAGTGCCCAAACCAACCCTGCCGCCGCAAGTTTCTGGCTACTTCCCCAAGTTGCCAAAACTTTTGTCATTTGGATTAAGCCAGCGCAAGATCACTGGCGCAACAGCTGCTGCACCTGCCATTGCCAATGTCTTTGGGTCAGTCACACCTGCCATGTATAGGGCAAGTGCAGCTGCCAGAAATGAGCGCGCCCATGAGGCTGCTACGGCTTTTGCTTGTTCCATTTTTTGCTCTCCTTTTTGACTGCGGCTGCTTTTGCAGCTGGTGCATCTACCTTTGGAAATTCGCCCTTGTATGGCACAAATTTAGGTATGCCAAAACCGACGATTTCCTTGCCTTCTCCGTACGATCTGACCTTGACCATGACCATGCCACCATTGCGTTGATCGCCTGTCCCAGACGTATTGCCTTCAATGGTCAAACATGTCTTTGTATCAATAAGTCCAACAACAATGCCAATGTGTGAAATGCGATCTACGCCGTCATGTGGAAAGTCCATGAAAGCCAAATAGCCAAGCTGAGGCATTGATGACCAACGTTGCATTTCCTTAAATTTATGTGCGCCAACAGCTGTGCCAACAACGCTGTGAATTTTGACACCAGCTTCGTTTGCACACCAATTGACAAATGAACCGCACCACGGCAAACCGTCTGCCTTTGTAAATTTGCCGTACTTTGTAAGGTTGTCGCCTTCCTCAATTGTTCCAACCTCAGCAGCTGCAACCTCGATCAGTCGGGCATTTGTGCCCTGCGGATAATTACTCATCAGCCGTCACAATTGGTGTGGATTGTTCCGCTTCTGGGTTTAGATAGCGTTGATAGTCAGAGTTGCCTTCATCTTTAGGAATAAAGTATTGCTTGCCGTTTTCATCTGTGGCAACAATTACATAATCTTGTTCCTCATAGGTTAATGTCATAGTTCTGCACTCGCTTCCAGCCACTTAGTTGAACCTGATTTAATAGCAACATAACCACCGCCATTGGTAGTTAAACCCGTTGATGTAAGTCTGAGATTTACGCTTTCAGAGGATGTTCGGTCAATATTTGCACCACTAATCACGCTTGTACCAGCAGACCAGACGAATTCAAAATCACCTGCTGCGCTAAATGAGCAAGTCGCTGCTGTTCGCATTGGAACAGGAAAGCGCATTGTTCCAGTAATCGATGTAGTGGAAAACATTGTTGCCTGAAGTAAATCGTTACTTGCTGCCGCTTGACCTGTTGTGCGGAAATAATATCTTTGACAGGCGGCTAATTCTCCTTGGATTGTTGCGCTTTGGCGTTGGAAGCCTGTGGCTACAGAACCAACCTCAACCTGTACACCTGTGATTTGATAACTGTCGTCTGCTCCTGCCGTACCTACTGGTGTATAAGTAAAGGCAATACCTAATTGAGTCTTAGCACTTGCAATAGATGTCGTATATGAGAAGCGTTGCCAAGATGTTGTCAAAACATTGTTTTGAGCAACAGCCGTAACATTTGTCCAAGCGGTCATATTGTTTGTGGCTTGGTCTGTGCCTTCACCCTGATAAATTGTAGATACTAAATATGATGATGCGGCACTAAAGTTTGCACCCGCTTTAGCATAAAAAGAAAGCGTTATCGTTTGACCAGCAAAACGAAGTGAGTCAGTAGTTTCTAGCGCTTGGCGTAAATGTAAAACATCTAAGCCAGTATTTCCGCTATCTCGTTGCGCTTTTAACGCATATTGAAAGCCTGTTTGGGTTGATGCAACTCTTGAAAATGTAGAACCAGCAGCAAAAGCGCCACGAAAGTTAAGCCAGCGGTCAGCGGTGTAATTGTAAGCAGTTCCCACGGATGAGGTTCCACGTTGCCAAATATCATAGGCTGAGTTATAAATGGCGTTGAGTGGCTTTGCTACCTGATAGCGCAATCCTGTTGAAGTGGAACTATCTGCTACAAGTGTCTCGCCATTTGCACCGACTGCAAGGCGCGCTGGTGTGTCGTTTGCACTAGCTGCAATTAGATCGCCCTTAGCGTCCACAATTGAGTTTTGGATCGCGTTAGCATCATCTGATGTGACCCACTTAAAGTCCATGTCGGTGTTGCTATTTTTGGCTAACACCTGATCGGTTGTGCCGCCTTTGAGATCAGCTAGTGATGTGTCAACAGCTTGTCCAAAAACCTCAAAATCAGCAGGCAAGTCCGTGACGAGATCACTCGCTGTTGGCATTTGCCAGTTAAAATTCGACGTTGGGTTTGCCATGTTTTCTCCTTCTTAGGTGATAATTGTCGCACGTGCCCAGTCGAGTGTTGGCGACACGCCCGACCAAGTAAATGCAGCTGAGATTTCGTCCCATTGCAAAGCCTGCAATGAGTAAGCCGTTGGCGAAATGTTAAGAGTGATCGAGAGTTGGTTATACGACGCTTGAAATGACCAGCCCTCAACAAAGCCCTGAAAGATACCGCCCATGTTCGCTGGTAGGTCATTGATTGCTACTGCCTCACCCATAAACACGCCAATGAGGTTGTCACGGTCGCTGTTGTCTAACTCTGGATTTGTCAGGTCAAACGTGATCTCACTAAAGATTGCTTGCGGTGTTTTGCGCAATGCAAGGTAAAAATTGGCTTGCTGGGTTGCATCAGCTGAGTTGTGCAAGGTTGTCGAAATGATCTGAGACAACGTGCCGTATTGCAAAATTGAGTCTGCGTCGCTGGCACTTTGCTCTGCACTGCTGGTTGCACCGTATTGGATAGTCAGGTTATTGCGTACGTCGCCTGCCCTTGTTTCAACGCGCAAACCAGCTGCGCGTGCTTGGTTGGCTGTCAGCTGCACATAACCATTGTTTGACAGGTACAAACTGCGGTGTGTTGCATCAGCGTAAGAAATGCGCCCAAATGCGTCCTCATAAATGTAGCCAAGACCTGACGTTGCAAGTTTTGATACCAAAGAATAAACGTCTGTGCGCTCACTAGATCGTGCGGCTAGCTCATAATCACCAGGGCGATCTATCTCACCTAAACCAACGTTTTCCGCTGTTGCCCATGTTGTCGTTGGGTCGTACGTTGCCCACGTCAAAGCTGCTGGCACTTCCGCCCAAGTGTTAAGCAATAGGTCTGACAAAATTGTGTAAATCTGATTGCCGTCAAAGTCTTTAGATAATACGCCGTTTGTCAATGCTTTTGGCAGGCGAGACAACGCGCCAAGTGCTGTGATGCTGTATGTCTGGGTGAACATTGTGCTGCCTACGTCACGCACCTCAACGGCAATGTCAACGACTGTGCCACCAAAGATTGGGACGTATGTGCTTGACGTATCCTGCACCTGCACTGAAATGGTGCTGTTGATGTTGACAGGTATCTTCGCCTGATTAACGTCTAGCAGCTGCAAATTGACGTAACCTGCTTGCGCCTGCTCGTAAATGTTTGTCCGACCTGACCTGATTGTTAGGTTAGCCAATACCGCGTCCGTGTAAGAAACGCCGTCGATCTCTACCAGCCAAACTGGTGTCCACTCGGTCATGCTATTTGCAGGTTAGTTGCGCCGCCTGTGCCGCGATAGTAGCTGTTGTTTAATGTGTCAACGATTGTGCGTGCTGTGCCTTCCTTATCAAACGCACCAGTCACGGTCAGGTTGATTGTTGTGCCCATTGTTGCTGCTTCAGCTTTTCTAAAACTGCCAACGTCAAATGAACCAATGCCGCCAGTCGTCGCAGCGGCAGCGGTTGCAGCCACTTTTGCAGCTGTTGAAACACCGCCACCGCTTGACGTGGTCGTTGCGCCACCGCCTGACGGTGCTGAAATCTTAGGTATTGTCGTCGTCGTCGTTGTGACTGTTGGTGTCTTAATTGTAGGCACACTGACCGTCGGTGTTGAAATCTTGCTGACATTTGGTAAAAACGGTATTGCGTTATAGGCAGAAATTAAAGCATTGATACCTGCAACCGCACCTGAGATTAAGCCATTGAGAATTTTGACAACGCCAGCAATGACATCAATAACGCCACCTGCGATCTTTCCTGCTACTTGTAACGCACCGCCTAAAACCGTGCCTATGACTGGTGCAACATAGGTTGCTATCAATGCGCCAAATTCCTTGAAAGTGTCAAGGTTGTCACCGATTGCATCTCGAACATACCCAAACGCTTTGATCATGCCATTTATGATTGGCGTAAATACGCTGGTGATGATGTTGCCAAGTGTTGTGATAACACCGCCAAGACCATTGCCGTTGAGGCTGAAAGCACCGCTAAATGCGTTGATGATTGGCAAAGCGTTATTGTTAATAAAACCCATAAGCTTTTCAAGAATTGGCAACAGCGCAAAGCCAATTGTTTCTTTAGCCTCATCAAATGCAATTTGCATGCGAGCAATGCGCCCTGCATAAGTGTCAGCGTTACGAGCTGCCGCGCCGCCAAACAGGTCTGACAATTTCCCCTGCACCTGAGTGAAATTCATGGTCTTTAATTCGGCAGCTGATAAGCCAATGCCTAATTTGCCCAGTGATGCTGTGTTGCCGTCATAAGCCTTGCCCAAAGCATTTGCAACGCTTTCCAGCGGTTTGCCTGTGGCTGCGCTGATGTCTAAAGCTGTGGCGAGTAATTGCTGTGCCTTTTCTGTATCTGAGGTTGATCTGACCAACCGTCCCAAAGCTGGGCGCAGCTCATCATCTGCCACACCAGTTGCCAAAGACATTTGCAAGATTGATTGCTCAGTGGCAGCAATTTGTGCCTTTGTAGCCCCTGTGGCGTTTTCTAAGGCGACGGCAAGCTGTGTTTGTGCCTTCTCGTCCTCGATTGCCGCCTTGACACCTTCAACGCCGATCTTGATTGCATAAGCACCAGCGGCAGCAGCAGCAGCTGCAAAAGCTGCGCCAACCATTTTGCCAACCTTGCCCATTTTGTCGCCAAAAGTGTCAACATCTTTGCTGGCAGCTTTAAGCGATTTGTTGAGGTTGTCAACGTCTCCAAGTATGGAGAGTTTAAGCGTACGACTTAAACCAGCCACTATGCGTACCTCTTAACTATTTTGCCAAAAGCTTCTTCCCATTTTTTTACAATGTCTGGTTGCACTGATCTGAGTGTTGGGTAAATGAACCAACCGCGTGAACCTCCACGGCTTTCTTTACCTGACCATACTGGAAATTGCTTGTATTTGTTTGACCCAAACTCATAGCCGCCCCAAACTTGTTGAGTCGTACCGCCACCGCTTAATTTTTGACGCGCAAAGCCGTAACCGATCTCACCAATTTTGGAGGATTTGCGCACTGATGCGCCCTCAGCAATTATTTTTGATGCGCGGTTGTTGCGCTGACCAGCTGTGGCAATAACCTTTTGTTTGACAAATTCTGCAAGCTCTGAGGTGACTTCTTTGGCTTGGTCTGTTGCTTCCTCGTCCATAGCCTTGAAAGATCGAACAATGGCGCGCAGCTCAGCCCTGTCGTAGCTGATTGCATCTTTAGCCATTTGCTCGCCTTTCCAAAATCTCAATGACGGTAAGTATGTCCTCGGCTGTCTCAAAAACATCTGGGTGTAGCCCTGTCGCCAGAGCTACCTCCCAAACTATTCTGCTAAGGCTTCCGACGGCGTAGCTTTTGGGTTTGCCTCACCTACGATTACCTCAGCAATACCTTCTGTCCAAATGTCGATCGGCTTGACAGGCTTTCCAGCTGCTTCACGCTTCAT